ATTATCAATCACAACATACTGCCTGTTGAGCTTGTCCGCCACAACCGCCGTGGTTCCAGAACCGCCAAACGGGTCGAGTATAATATCGCCCTCGTTGCTGGAATGTTTGATGATGTTGGCAATCAGCGGTTCAGGCTTCTGCGTCGGGTGCTGTGCGTTGGTCTCTGGCGCATATACCCATGTGTTGCTGTTCCCGTATAGGTCAGATAATACGCGGGTCATGTTGAACGTATACCTCAGCTCTTCGTATGGTCGTTGGAAATAGCCGGTCGTCTGGAGTTTGACATACATCTCTGCGGTTGGCAAAGACCACTGAGCGTCGCCCCAATAATGGCATAACAATCCGCCACCTTTTAGACTAACACCGCATAAAGACCTCAATGATTTATCAGTATGCCCCGCCCTATAAGCCTTCTCTTTCTCCGCTCTCAGATATTCCTTAATTACCTTTTCAAAGGTATAGAACAGGCAATACTCGGTAAACCCATCATAATAATTCCGCATCATGCCGTTTGATAACCGCTGCTGAACGAATCCATGATTGCCGAATCGTGGGCTTATCTTGCACCATGTCACCATCTGCTTAAACACGAAGCCGGTATTCTGCTCAATCCAGCCCATCAGCTTGGCTATGGTCGGCATGTCGTTATGGAAGAAATAGAATGAGCCGTTATCCTTCAATACCCGTTGACACTCGGTAATCCATTCACCACACCAGCCGAGATAGTTGTCTATCTTGTCCCACGCGGCCTTGCCTATGTTGTACGGCGGGTCAGTCGCAATAAGGTCAACCGACTTCTCTGGCATACCAGCCATCTCTTCGATAGCGTCACCACAGATTATTTGGTTCGTGAATGTGTCTATGTTGGGCATAAAACCCCTAGTATAGCTCGATAATGTTTGGTGAATCCTTCCCGCTTGCTTTTTACATTAGTCTTTAGGTGGCAAGTTTGGCAAAGCGTTATCAGATTATTCGTGTCACAATTCTTTTTATTATAATCGATATGGTGAACGCATAAATTATCCTCACCACTACACTCAGCACACTTATTGCCGTCACGCTCTTTGATAGCAAACTTTAGTTCGCCGTTGAACTCTACCGGATAAGGACTAACGGTAGCCGTGAATTCATCACAATCAAATCCATCTGTAGCTTCTTCACCTTGATATTCTATAAAGACATCATAGACATTATCGAATACCGTTCCATCAATATCACGGTATGGATCAGCGGCAATATATCCCTTTTCGATAAGACCATTGAGCGCATTGATTATCTCAGGTCTCAATATCGAAAGGTACTCTATGGCCTCGTCGATATAAAAACGCTGCCCACCACCGATGCAGATAATATCAGTCATGTCGGGTCGCTGCGCGGTACTTAGCAAATCTATTAGAATCTTGAACTCGTGCGACGTACATACTGTTAATGCTCTATAAAGGTCATCATTCTCAATGACTGTAATATCTGGTTTTGTAATCATCTTATTGCCCCCTTGTTGTAGGTGGGTGGCTGTTCAACAAGACAGGCATGGGGGTTGCCTAACAGCCACCGATTGTCTACCCCACAATCAGCGAAGGATGCCTCCCGCGCTGACCGTTTCTATAACTACTTTACCTTGCTATCCCGCTCTTTCAACTTCATCATCGCGCCGTCAATTATAGACTCCGTCACCGACTCCATCTCTACCTGCGTCAGCATCCGCTGCTGCCCCGCTTGCTCAACTGGCACGAAGCTTGTCGGCCACCGGCGCAAGTCGCCACCTTCAACCTCTTCGTTACCGTCAATTTGCCGCTCTTCGTTTACTGTTGAGTACCCTGTTGTAACCTTAGTCTCGATTTCCTTGAGCCTGAATTCGCCATCTTCCAGTACGGGATTCTCGAAAGCGCAAAACAGCCGACTATCGAATAGGGACGCAAACTGCTCATTTATCTTTTCCTGTATTTTGATGCACTGCGGCATTGTGGCATACTTCGCCATATAGTATTCGCTGGTCTTGCTGCTGGCAAGGTTGGAATCGTTTCCCATGAGTATTGGCATCGGGACGTGAAAGGCCCTCGCAACCTCTTCAAGCGAATACTGCCGCCCGCTTGAAAACGCCATCTCGCGCGGATTGAACTGCCCAAGCTCCTTGAACTCGTATTCATCAGCTTCAAAGACGCCCATCTTGCCCGTATTGCGCGGCCCCGTATACTGCTTCAGTCCTTCTTTAATAGCTGCCATGCGCTCTTTGGTAAGGTTCTTCACGAACAGAGCCATATCCGGTCGGCCCATGTTCTCAAACATGGCCTGCTCGTATTCGTCCATAAACTGCCGCATCCTTACGGAATCAAGGCAGCCCATAAGCGCCCCCACACCGTAGTATTCCGACCCCGGCGATACAGACTTGAAGTGTACTATCTCATCAACGTCAAATGATATTTCCTTTGTCCCGCGCTTGTAGATATAGCCTGAGATGAAGTTCTTCGCGTCAGGCTTGACTCTCATGCTCTCAATATGAAAGATAGGCCATATCTCGATTGGCTTCCCAAGTCCGTCCTTCACGATATACCAGTAAGCGTTACCCGTCAGGTCGAGCCAGAAAGACGTAAGCGATAATAGGTCAAAGGCATTGAAGAAGCCGTTTACTGTTGACATAACGTCCAGAAAGGGGTGGTCAACAATTTCCGCCGTCTCAATAGCCTTAACCATCTTGCGATAAAGCAATGGCTGCGTCTGTAGATAGGCCTTCTCTTTTCGCTCGACTTCCCGCGTCTGCCAGTATCGGATAGGTGTCTCACCCTTCCCCGTAGTCCCGTAAAGCTTCAGCGGCACAGCAGCAACGGCCGTACCGCGCAATTCAACACACGAGCGCACGTTGTTCTTAAACTCCCTGACAAGCGCCGCGTAGTCATTTGGCTGTATCTTGCCACCACTGCCCCACGTCCGGGAATCGAAGATGCTCAAGTCCCTGTTCTCAGACTTGGTGTTAATGTATCGGATTATTTTATTGAATATGGTATCTGCCATGTTTGCATTATCCCATCAGCTTAAATCTACCACAAAGAAACCTACGCTCTCCCCCGCATCACCTGTTGTATATACCGCATATCGCGTGGTATCGAGGCCGTCATCTCTCTCTTTAATCATGTCTTCCTTCGTGCCCGTTGCCCACGTATATGTCCCAAATTCATCAACAGTCTGAATCGGCTTCTGCTCCATTATCAGTCGCTGGTCGCGCTCATACAGCGAATCGCGCATAAAGAACATCTTGTCATTCTCGAATTTATCGTATACCGCCTGCTGCCCCGCCAGCCTGTCCTTCTTCGCCGGTCGCGTTCTCAGGCCATTCTCGCCAAGCGTCGCACGGTCTTCCGCGTCATGGTCGCATATTATCGACGTATCGACGTTAGATAAGCACTCAGACAGCCGCGCATCATATCGCCCCTTGTCAATTCGCCCCGCAACTAAGTCATCATCGAATATCCGCGTTATCGCTTCCCGCTCCTGCGCTCGTATCTTCTGTATGTCCTTTGCGTGTACCTTGACAGTGCGCCGCGAGTGGTATATCTCTTTATACATATACCATACGTCGCTAGGCGATATTGCCCATCGCTGATATACGAATGGGTGGTCGAACCCAAAGTCGATAGCCTCAACGCGCCGCCAGTCGGGTGGAATATCGAATCGCTCGATAATGTGCTTCATCGGGTCAAAGGGATAGACCAGCCCCTCGAAGGCCGTCCACTTGCCCTCCTTGTATCTCTCGCGATATATGCCCTTCAGCTGATCCAGCCGCAGATAATACGAAGTCGGTAGATCCGCCAGCGTCGTGCCCTGGATTCTACGATAGCCTTCGGGCTTCTCAACAAAGAATCGCTTATACAGAAAATGCCCCGGCGTGTCCGGGTTCGTCAGTAATAGCACTTGATGAAACGGCACAGTCGGCAGCCGCAGGCAGCGGGAAATCTTCTCATCGAAGTCCGACTCGCTTATCTCTCTCGCCTCTTCGACAATTATCAGCCCATATTCGCGGGAAGCTAACTTATTTACGTCAGTATCGGAATCCAGCCCCACGCCGAAGAACTCAGTCCCGTTGACTATGCGCCTATACAAGTCAGTATCATTTTGCTGCACCACCACGCCGGGCGGTAGCACCTTATCGATAAACCATTTCCAGAGTGTAGCCTTCAGGTCAACGCGCTTCTTCCTGACAAGCGCAACGCGGTTATTGGGGTACAGAAGCCCGGCCATATAAGCCTTTGCTGCGCCAGCGTGTGTCTTGCCGCATCCCCACGGGCCATCATAGAGTACGTTTGACTCTGTGGCTTCCATGACCAGTCGCTGACTCTCGCTCTTGGGCCTGAACTCGTATTTCAAGGTCATGTCGCTATCACCAACTCAGGCTGCGATAGTTCGTCTGCTATGCGCCTCTCTGCTATCTCGCAATACTCTTCGCTCAATTCGACGCCGATGAATTTGCGCCCTGTCTTGATACATGCCACCGCTGTTGTGCCTGAGCCAATACAGTTATCCAGAACGATGTCGCCCTCGTTGGTGTATGTCCTAATAAGATAACAAATTATCTTGTTCAAATACTGCTCAATATCTGCCATCTATCCCCTTTTTATTCCTCTTCTTCCTCTGTCTCGATTACTGTCTCAAACGCTTTCGGATACCCGCTCAGGTCAAC